CAATGATGGCAGACGCTGCGGCGATGACGACAGGGTCACCTAAGCACAGCAGCCAGTCGTTCGGTTTGAAGTCCTGGAGCTTCGCACGTAGCTTCGCCACGGAGAGCTGAGGAGAGATCAACACCGGGCCGGATGGCAACAGCACCTCGAGGCTGCCGTATTCGCGCGCTGCCGTGAGGTCGTACTTGTAGACAAGATCGTTGTAGACGTTCCGACGCATCGGATTCTGAGTAATGAAAACGCGACCGGGTTTCATGGTGATACCCTTTCTAAATGGTAAGTGGTTATTGTAGTGGAAAAGCTGGGTTTCAGTGTTCCCATACGTGGCCGATGGCAGACCGTAAAACAACGTCGCTGACGTCCTCCGCCGATCTGAGGCAACGAACAACATCCTCATCGATTGTGTGTTGCGCCATGAGGTCATAAACCTGCACGGTGTTGGCCCCGTCCGTGCGAGCGAGTCGGCTAATGGCCTGGAGTCGTTCCAGATACGAATAGTCGTTGCTGTAGAACACCATGTAGGAGGCCACGCCCTGCAGCCCGTCTAGTCCTGTGCCTCCGGCTTTCTGTTGGCCCACAAAGAATCTGCAGGCTGAGTCGTGGATGAACCGGAGCTTGCTGGTGTCCTTCTCCTTGCCCGTCATGCGCCCGTGGTACTGTGTCACCGCCTCACTGCCGCAGACCTTTGTGAGCGTGTCAACGACCATGTCTATCTCGGCACTGAACCGACACCAGATAACGAGCTTCTCACCTTCGCATTCAAGGGCCACTTGCAGCAGCTCCTGCACCTTCGGATTGGCGTCCGCCGGAATAATGGCTTGTGCTTGTGGGTTGTCGTCCGACGGGGCAAAGCCCCCGACGACCTGGGACAGCCTGATAGCCAGCGCGAGGGCGCCTTCTGTGGTCAGTTGCCCGCCGGGTGCTTGGGCCACGCCCCATCTGATGAGTTCATCGTACAGCACCTGCTGTTCGCTGTTGAGCTTCACGTAGCGGGAGGTCTCGTTGACGACGGGTTCAGCACCATTGACGTCCTCCAATGTCAGGAACGTTGCGTAGCGTTCAATGCGCTTCCGAAGGTCGCCAAGGTTCCGGTAGATGGGCCGGTCCTCCTCGTCCTTGGCAATGATCTTGGGGTAGACAGGGTTACCGTCTTTGTCCCGCCTGGCACGGCCCTTCGCCGCCAGATTCTTCATGATGTGCTGGACCAGCGGGTTCGTCGGTGCCAGCATGGCTGCGTAGGTGGACTTGAATGCGGCCAAGCTCGAGAACCCCAGCATCGCGTCACCCATCAACTCGAACTGTCCCCATGCGGAGAACGGGTTCTGACGTATAAGCGTGCCTGTGCCAATGCGTCGCACTCGGGCCATTCGCATTACGGGCTTGAGAGCCTTGTAGATGTCGGACTTCGGATTGCTGGTGCGGTGTGACTCGTCGTCGATGCACATATAGCGTTTCACCGTCTGCAGCAGTGCTATCAGCCGCTTGCCTCGAGGTGTCTGCAAGGCATCGAAGCTCATGGTGAGGATGAATATCGTATCCAGCGGCGGTGTTGCCAGCACTTGGCGTTCAAGCTGTTCGTATGCACGCTTGCGCATGGCCGAATAGTAGTTGCAACACACCGCGGGCACGGCACAGTGCTTGGGGACACCCTCCTCCAGCCACTGGCGGTCCACGCCGTCGGGACAGACGACCAGCAGCGCGTCGATGCGCCCAGCGAGGAAGTTCATGGCGGCTTGGTCCAGACCAATCTTTGTCTTGCCCGTGCCAGGGCGGCACAGGTAAGCCAAGGCGTGGCGGTCCCAGGTGCTTTCGATCACCTCCCGTTGCTTGCCTCGAGGCTCGGTACGGTACTTGAACCGTGGCGGTAAGGGTTCGGTCATCTGAACTTCGCCCCGTGGATGGCACGCTTCTGCATCGCCGTCAGCCAGCGTGTGTTCTCGGGCGTGTAGTCCTTCACCTCGTCCACACGGCATAGGACAGTGCGTGGCGGGCGTGGGCCCATGTCCTGTATGAATGCCTGGAAGGAGTGCCAACGCTCACACACACGCACGCCCAGCGCGCCACAACCAGCATAGCCACTGTGACTCCGGTTGTTGCATCGAGCGTGCATGTTCTTCCAGATTTGGTAGAACGGATGGTCGCTGCGCCGGTGTCCGTCTGTCTCTGACGCTGTACGTAGGCAGCCGCAGCTCTTGATCTTTTCTTCGCGTAGGTAGCGTGCCTGGACAATCTTTTCTGTGCCGCAGTCACACCGCACAAGCATGCTTCTGTTGTTTCCGATATTCGGCCCTCGTTCAATTACTGTTAGTTTGCCAAAGCGTGTTCCGGACGGAATGTGTATTGCCTGCACTGCGTTTGCGAAGGAAGAGTTCGGCCATGAGTTCGGCCACGAGCTCGGAGGTGTTGCGTTCATTTCTCTCTTTCTGTGTGCATGCTAGTGCAGCACAAGAGGGTTAGCGTTGAGCACTAGGAACTGTTCGAGGCGTGCTTCGACCACTGCTTCCTCTGGGGTGTTCTCACGCCAGGCTTTCACCTGCCGCATGAAGACTTTGCGCATGCCGCCGGTGAGGTAGGCTGTCTGCTGACTGTCCTTGCTGACGACCTCCACGCCCTCTGAGTGTAGGGCACCGCTGCCGGAGACCTGGCAGACGATGTAGTGTTCGTTTTCAAATAGGCAATTGAGTTCCATTCGTAGCTTTCTGGGGGTTTCGGTGGTGTGACTGTACCGCAAAAACCCCAGCGGGCAGTCGCTACGACCCTCAAAAATAGGTGGTAAAGTGGGGGGTTGGTTTGTACGGCTTTACCTACGTGCGACTTGCCGTAGGAATGCTTCTTCAGAAAGGTCGAGAAAGAATGCCTGCCATAGTTGGAATCACCAACGACATTGTTCTCAACGAATTATTCAAAGGCCTAGCACCAGACGAGCGCGCGATCCTTTGTTCTGTGCAAGGCAACCCGAGCGAAGCCGACCCGCGAGACTGGGTAGGTACTCCGTGGGGCGGTGGCACCTGTCCACTCAACCACCAGCGCAACAACTACGTAGCCATCAGCAGCTTCAAGGAAGAAGATGGACGGTTCAAACGTCGCAAGGCACAGTTCAGCAGAACGTGGTGCATCATGATCGACGACATCGGCACGAAGCTCCCGATGAACCTGTTGAAGGAGCTCGGTATTGTGCCCACACTGGTCGTCCAGACCTCGCCCGGCAACCATCAAGCCTCCTACTTCCTAGAACAACCGATAGACAACGCCGACCGTGTCACCGACGCCATACGACAAATCATTGAGCGACTTACAGGAGGCGGAGCGGACCCTGGCATGGCTGGCGTTACGCGCGTTCTGCGCCTGCCTGACGGTGTTAATGGTAAGCCTACTAGCATAGTCGACGGCAAGCCCTGGCGTTGTCAGGTCATGCACTGGCGTCCAAGCATGCGAACGTCGTGGAGCGAACTCCGCCATGAGTTTGGCATCATTGAACACGTCAAATGCTATGTGGAACCGAACGACGGCGTCACAATAGAACGCAAACGCTGCTACGAATTAATCAAAGAAGGTTTGAAACGCCTGGGACGTATCAAGAGCACGTTCGGGCACGGATGGATGGACATTAAGTGTCCATGGATCGACAGTCACACCGCACGCAGCAACACCGGCGCTGCGGTGGCCCCTCCCATGCAGAAGAACGGCTATATGGGTGGTTTCAAGTGTCATCACGGGCACTGTGAGACTAAGAATTGGGGCGACCTCGAGTCATGGGTAACCGAGCAAGTGATTAAGGAAGGCCAGCGCAGACGCGGCCCATTCTATGGAGAGAACACGTGACCGACCCATTTGATGACTTGAACGAACGAGCCAACGAACGCGAGAAACAAGAACAACTAAAGCCGCCAGGTGAGCAGCGATTAGTTGCACAACCAGATATTGTAAGTCCAGTAGAAGCAGAAGGCGCCGGGCTTCAGGACACGAATATCATGTATAGGTTTCACACCAAATATTCACATTTGTTTTGCATGAATAAAGTAGGGGAGGGGTCAGAGATTTATATTTATCGGCAAGAGATGAATGGGCGGTGGACATCTACTGCGGTGAAGGAGCAGATCCACAGTTTCGTATCCACAATTTGTGCTGATTATGCGCGTGAGCTTATTCAAATACAAACAGACTTAAGAGATGCACGCGATGACCCGACACGACTCGCTACGCTTACGCAACGTCAGGCTAGTGTTATTAAGTTGATACAGCGGACAGGGCGTGGCAACACAATCGGCACGCTGGCAACACTTCTCTATAACCACTTGATCACACTCCACTTGCCAAAGCCTGTTGAAATGGACGGCAACCCTTTCGTACTGAACTGCAAGAATGGACTGGTTGATTTAAGAACAGGCAAATTGGACTGGCCAAGTCCAGACGATCATCTCACACGATGTACGGATGTGGATTACGATAGCAACGCCGATTATGCTTGGTGGGAAAAGATTGTCCGTGAGATTTGTGATCACAAAGAAGCACTCTACGAGTTCCTTCATCAGTGGCTTGGCTACTGTGCTACAGGCTTACGGCAAGAGAATGCTTTTATGGTCATGCACGGTAATGGCGCGAATGGCAAGTCCCTGTTGATGGACGCTGTCGGGTCCGCGCTCGGTGGCTACGCGACGCAGTTTCTTGGTGGGTTACTGGAGGAAAAGCGTGGGGCAGGTGACAACAACGATCTGTTCGGACAAGCAGCTCTGTATGGTGCACGCTTCGCCTACGGGTCAGAGTCGGCGGATGGCGGCGTGCTGAAGAGCGAGATGATTAAGAAAATGACTGGCGACCAGAAGATAACGGCCAGGCGTTCACGTGAGAATCCAATTACGATCCCGGTCACGTTTAAGCTCACACTCGCCACGAACTTCACACCGCAGATCAACGCTATGGACGACGCCATTTTTAACCGCCTGCGCTTGTTCCCGTGCAAGGTAGCGTTCGGTGACGATCAAGCTATCCTGGCGGGACGTGCTAAGTACAAAGCAGACCTGTCGTTGGCCAGGCGCATTGAACTCGATCCCAAATTAAAGCGTGCGGTGTTGCGCTGGCTTGTGGACGGGGCACGCAAGTACCTGGCTGCAGGCAGTCTGGTTGCACCGCCAGAGATTCGTCGGGAGGTGCTGGCACACCGGCAAGCCATGGACCCGTTTGGACAGTTCGTAGAAGAGTGCATGGTGTACGCGGAACCATATGAAATCGACAGAGCTGAAGTGTTATACGCGGCTCGTGCTCATGGTGACGAGCAGAAACGCAAAGCGTGGGATGGCCTTAAGTTCGCGGACAAGTTAATGATTGAACGCTCTACGCTTTATAAGATGTATCTGCTTTGGTCACAAGAGATGCACGACAACAAGCCAAGGAGTTTGATGCGATTCAACCAATATCTACAGTCAACGCCGCGTGTGTGGACAAACGAAGTGGAGGGTGAAATGCGTATGGACCCAATGGTCTGCAAGAAGGATTCTAATGGTGTTTGGTGGTGGCGATGGCTGCGCCTGTCCGGTGAAGGAACAAGGTTTTACGACCACGCCAAGAATTGGGAAGCCAGCAGAGAACGCAACTTTTGAAATACAAAGTCAACACCGCGATGGACCCAATACCCCAATACCCAAAATCCACCCCATGTCCGGGTTCGTTTTACTAGTGTGTACGTGTATAAGGGTCAAACCGGGATCGGGGGTGAAATTTGGGTATTGGGGTATGTCGTAATATAGTTTTAAGGAGCTGTAAATGATTGTGGACGTTGCTGCGGTGTTGACCAGAGTGAACCCAGAGTCGGCGCCGAATGGTATGCCAGTGTCGAATGAGCTATGTGAGAAGCTAGCACAAGACACTGTTGCGATCGTAGAGTTGATCCGTGCGGTGTTGCCGCAATTGACTAGTGCTCGTGTGAAGGGTCCTGAATATATTTATCGCGGCAGTAAGCGGTTGTTGATATCGCACGTTGTTCTGCAGGTTAGCATATCGGATGGGCGCGTTGATTTGTACGTGCTTGAAGATGGTCGCTTTAGCATTACGAATTGCTCTGGTCTGCCAATGACGAACAAAGAGCTGGAGAAGTGTTTGTCGGATAGCAGAGCTGGGACGTGGAAGAGATTACGGGCGGAGGTCGTTGACGGTGTTGATTAAGAACGTGGGCTGCGCTTGTCGCCTCGTGGTTTTGGACCTATACTTTTCCGTGTTTGATCTTTGAAACAAAATATTCTACAAATCAGTCATGAGTGATGACGCAGACGCACCTGAAGACCGTTCACAGGGCTGGAATCTACGTGGTAGGCCTCGCCATCCGGATGCTGGCCGCAAGAAGGGCGTACAGAACAAAGTGACACGCGAATTCAGAACCATTGTCCAAGACCTCATAGACGAGAACGGTGACAACGTGCGTCTATGGCTGTCACGCGTGGCTAATGGCCAGCCAGGCGAAGTGCAGATAAGCGAAGACGGCAGACGCGAGATCGTGCAGCTTGCTATCGCAGCCGACCCTGGCAAGGCCATAGACCTGATCAACAAGCTGGCGGAGTACGTGGCTCCCAAGCTCACACGCACAGAGGTGACAGGCCCAGGCGGACAGCCCTTGGCCCCGCCGGTGTTGCGTGTGACTATTGAGGGTAAGCCTAGTGAGCCAGAACCCGAGTCCTAGCCTCGACACGATACTGAAGTTGCAGTACAAGCAGGGACTCGCGTTCCTGTCCAAGGCAACAGAGCTGCTGTATGGTGGAGCCGCGGGCGGAGGCAAGAGCTTCTTGATGCGTGTTGCAGCAATTGCGTGGTGCGTGCTCATACCTGGCTTGCAGGTCTATATATTCCGAAGGACGTTCCCCGACCTCAACAAGAATCACATGGAAGGGCCAACGTCCTTTCCTATGATGCTAGCCTCCTGGATCTTGTTCCGATGGTGCAAGATCAATTACGGCCTAGGACAGATTCGCTTCTACAATAACTCTGTCATTCACCTCTGCCACTGCCAGTATGAATCCGACCTGTTCAATTATCAAGGTGCTGAGATTCATGTGCTGCTTATCGATGAGATCACGCACTGGACCGAGTCGATGTATACGTACCTCAGAGGCCGT